TGCCCTCTTGAAACATCCACAGTGATGACGTACTTGTGGTCGTCTTTTGGTTTATCGTAGATTTTCAGACCATCTTCAGTCTTCTCTGTCGGAGATTTGTAGGCAAGACATCTCAACTTGTGCGGTGAAATGAGAGTCGCCACAGAACCGACGAAATCACATTCGAACTCGACTCTGAATTGCTCCTCTGAAGTGTTGGCGATCGTTTGCATTCGCCATGCTTCGTCTCTACCTGGCACTTGATCCCAAGTAACTTCTATAGGGACGTACTCATTCCTACCTTCAGTGGCATCGATCCACAGACGGTAAAACATGTTCAGACCCTTCGGGGTTGAAACGATGAGCACTTTGGTGCTCTGACCAGAAGAGATCGTCGGATACACAGATGAGAAGAATTCCTCAGCGACATTCGAGGGGATATATGCGAATTCGTCCAAGAAGATCATATTGAAAGATCCACCACGGACGGCAGAAGAAGAGGTAGCGGATGCTATGATCTTAGAGCCGTTTTCAAGGATGATCGACCCTTTGTTCCACTCTTCAATCCCTTGCTGCAACCATTTTGGAAGATGCTCGTATGCGATCTTCAATCGGTGCAGCAACTCCATCGCAGTCGCCTGTTTGTTGGCGAGGATGGCAACTCGGACGTCTGGGTTGAAGAGTGCATAGTGCAAAAGATACGAGATGACGGTTGTACTTTTGCCTGTCTGCCTAGGGAACTTGCAGATAATGAATCTGTTGTCGTGGATCTTTTGGATCATGTCTTGCTGGAAATCCCACGGTTCGAACTGAACAAGCCCGTGGTCCAGAGTCACAATCTTCACATAGTTGTTTATGAAATACAGAGGATCCTCAGAGCATTTGAGGTATTCTTCAACCTGCTCTTTGGTGAATTCTTGCTTTACATTGGCAGCCTTGAGATTGTGGTTGCCCAGGTATGTGTTACTCTCCTGGTTGCTCATCTACAATCTCAGCATCCAGCATTCTGTTGTTTTTAATCATACTCAGAAGCTCCTTGGTGGATCCCACATAAAGGGCGTTATTAGTCACGTGTTTTGTTTCTTCTTTTTCTTCACCAACCTTTTCGATGTCTTTGATCTGCTTGTGTAGTCCAATCAGACTTTCGTTGGCCTCGAGAGTGGTTTTTATCAACTGAGATACGACCTCGTATGCTCTAGGACTTTCTCCTTCAGAAGCAACGTTCAAGATGCCATCAATCGCGACACCAGATGTCTCGATGATGTGTTTGAGGTTATCGCGAACCATTTGATAATCCCTCTTTCTTTGATCGAAAGTGGATGCAACTGGTTCGGTGTTGTTGGTCTTGATTTCTATGGGTTCTTTTTTGACTGGTTCAATACCCAACGCATCACTGATTGGATCTTCACTCATATATCATTCCCTTCCGAATCAAAACCACCAGAGTGTCCGAGGACTCTGATCTCTGTGGTATAATCAGTAAAGTTGTCAATACCAGAAGAGGCACCAGACGGACCCGTGACACCAACGTCCACCTTCGATAGTGGGACAGTGTTACCAGAGATGCCGCTGGAGAAGCCATCAAGATAGAATGCTTCTGACTCGTAAATGGTGGCGAGAACCTTCTGGATCGGTTTGCTCGTCTTGACTGGTCCGAAGACACTGGTCTTGGCGGTAAAAGAAAAATCGATGGTGATCAACCTGTAGCCTTCAACCGCTCCTTCGTACTCTTCATTCATCAAAACACTATTCAGCACGATCGGGACGTCAACGTTCTGATTCACCTCATTGAAGTTGATTGATACAGTGAACTCTGGGGTGAAGAATGGCAAGATCTGCTCGGTGATCGACAGACCGTCTTCGACGAATTTCACCATGGCACTCAATTCGAATTCTACGTCGTATGGTACTTCTACGAAGTTGGAGTATGTGGTCGAGTTGTCTGGTCCGACCACGGTTCTCTTTTGAAGAGTATTCTTCTTTCTCGCGGGGTCATATGAGATAGAAGAGATGTTAAAACTCATTCTGGGCAATTCCATCTCAAAATCGAACTGCTGCTCGTCAAGCTTTCTGATCCACTTCTCCTTGGGACCATATGCGAGTGGCACTCTGATCTCTTTATCCACGCCTCCATTTTGATCTAGTCGAATCACATAGACATTGTTGAACAGGGTGCCGAAGGCAACCGTCAGCTTCCTGATTGCTTGGTTGTAAAACTTATCAAACATCAGAAGTTACCTTCGGAGAATGGATCTCGATCGGAGAAGTTGATGAAGTCTGTTCCCTCGATCTGAATCTCTGAGTTGGAAGCAAACGGATCCTTGGTGATGTCTGCAGATGTTCCAGCAGTTGCTGCAATACTTCCAGTGACACCAGAAATACTTCCAGTCACACCACCAATCGAAAGAGTAGCACCAGCGGCTTCGAGAGTCGAAGTGCTTGCCGTCCAAGACACGACTTCTGCTGTCTTACCGTTTACATCTGTGATCACTTCGCCCACGGTGAAATTGCCACTAGAACCGCTGATGGTGTAGGAGAACACTTCATTCTTGTAAGCAGTCTCTTTATTATCTATGTCTGACCATTCCGTGTTCAGTTCCTGATAGCTGAACTCGTGGGTTTCACATGTCAATTCATATGTGTATAACTTACCCAACTGATAGAACGGGTTTTCTCTCTCGACAAAAGTGATTTCGAACAAGAATCCAGACAGAGGGAAATAGACCAAATCCCCTTCTCTGGGTCTCTCGATGTCTGGTTCCTTGTCGGCGACTTCCCTCTCGAATCTTTTCTTGGCGACGACCACTTTCATCGAGTCTTTGATCTGCAAACCGAAGCGGGAAATAAGATCGCCCTCCCCCTCGAATCCATCGATGGAAGAGATATACATCTCGATCTCATACCCTTGATTGAACTGAGACATGGTGTCCTCACCGAACAGTTCATCTTTCTTGATCAGTGTTCGCGGAATGTATACCATGTTTTGACCGTGGATCTTGATGGTTTCCACGGTCAAGTCTTCGATTATGTCTTGTTCGTCTCTCTGACTCTTGAAGTATGGATTAATAGCCATGTCAACCCACCATGAAGTCTGGAGGAAGCTCGTACCTGTCTTGCACTTCTTCTTCGATCCTGTTGATCTCGTCGATCGCTTCTGCAAGGATTCTCTGACCGTCGAACTGGACCCCACCTGGGAGCTGGACACCAGTGAACTTGGATAGGTTGTTTCCCCATGCTCTCTTTATAAGAGCAGTGAAGTACTTCTTGAGCAGTCGATCGTTGTAGATCTCGGTGTACACTTCAGGATCGAGTGCGGTATATGCTTGCATGACGATGTAATCGCCTACATTTAGGTCTTCTTCCCAGTTGAAGTCACCCTTGACTTTGTTCGTCACCCTGCTGAATCTGAAATTCTTTTCTGGATCCAGAATGTCCTGAAGCATCTCAAGATGTTGCTTGGTGATGGTGTAGTTGGTCAGGGTTCCAGGAGTGAAGGTCCCGAAGAAATCGTTCAATGCCAACTGATAGCTGACGTCGAACATGTTCACCGAATGAACTGCCAAGTTAAAGATCTTGACAACTGACACCACTCGATCATCGATCGCATTCATGTCAATGTAGCGATTGTTTATGTCATCTTCGGTGATCTGATGGGTGATGAAAGTCTCTTCAACACCGTCGAAGTGATATTCAGCGAAGAACTGCAAGGCATCATCAAGAGCATCCTCAACCTGCTGGTCATCGACGTTGATATCAATGACAGGAGCACCCAGTCTCCTGAGTGCATAGTCTTTGAGTGATTGTCTTGAATTTGGTTGTGCCATGCTTTGTTCCTATTCGATTCTGATAGCGATTCCAAAATACCATGAGCCAGTTGGTTGAGTGGTAGCGTTTTCAAAATCATAATAATTGAAAGAACCAGTGGTACTAAAGGTCGTGCCGCCGTTCAAGACTCCTAGTCTGTTGATATAGGTGTCGTTTCCGCCTTGTGAGTCATAGTTGGCAGCACCGAATGCAATTACGAAATACTTGCCAGACGAAGGCAGTGAGTAGTTGCCAGATGATGGTCTGTGGAATGGGAATATTTCACCAACTGCTGCGGACGTTGGGTTAGAACTCGACGCAGTGGTTGAAGAGGCCAAGAACCCAAGTATTGCCGTCAACCCATTCTCGTAACTCAGCCTACCGCCACTGCCGCTGACCAAGATGTCATCAGTGGTGCCAGAGGTTCCGTCTTTATCCTTCACTTTCTCGTTTAGGACGATTCCTTCGTTGTCGATTTGGAACACGGAAGTCGCATCACCAATTGTGCCACCACCTCCACCGCCCTGCATGAACTCGAAACCAGTATTGGCGGAGTCGTGCCCAGAGATGAAGTACATTGTCGCACCAGCAGCAAACACACCCTGATTCGACATCTTTACATCGACCGCATCATTTGAGTCGGTGTCGATTCTGATTCCGCCAGCAGTGGCACTGTTCAGACTGTTGGCATTGATCGCATTGATTCTTACTGCGTAGTCTGGGTCAACTGTGGTACCACCAACTATCACCCTACCATCGTGGGTGGATCCACGCACTCTCAGACCAACTTGGTTCACCTCGGCAACGTTATCGAACAAGAACACTTGGTTCTTGTACTCTCCTGGAGATCCGTCTGGAGTTAGAATTGTTCCAGCAGCACCAGTCTGTCCTCCGAAGTCAAGAGTGATGGCACCCCACGTGGTGCCAGTGAAACCGTTGATTTCAAAAATCGCGCTTGGTATATTCCCTGTACCACCAGAGAAATCAGCAGTCTTACCACTGACAGTCTGAACTGCTGTTCTGTCGCCAGTTTGACCGTTGATGGTGTTTACGATCTGACCAGAAACACCAGCTAGGAAGTTGATGTTCTGATGGAAGACGTGATCGCCAGTAATATTGGTGGGGAGAGAATACCCTATCTTCCAGTTGCCAAATCCTAGGTTTTCAAGCAGAATGCCATCTGCCTGTACTGGACCAGTGTAATCCCGAATGTCTGCCGTGACACTGTACAACTCGATCGGATTGACCTTGTTGATCAGATCGTTGCTGACATTGAACCAAGTGTAAAACGTATCTGACAGATACAGACTTGACACAGGATCTGGATTTGAACCACCTGAAGGTGGATGTGTTGTCGATGCCATTTCTATCCCTTATTTCATGTTCTCAGAGCAACTGATCTGAGATTCTTGATGACTGGTAGCGACTCGTCTGGGGTGCCTCTATCAGCAAAGATCACGATCTTGACCGCATAAGTGGAGAACTCACCGATTGATGTTCCAGTGGCTGGTTTGAAGGTGTACGTTCTCAATGAGTTGGGGTCAACATCGCTTTCATATTCCTTGGTGGTGTCACCATCTCTATACAACTGTACGTAGTCCTTGGAATCAAAGTTGTCAGACGACTCGTTGACCTTGGCGAACACCTTGACATGTCCTGCTCTTGCGGCGATGTCCAGGTAAACTCTGAGATCGTTTGCAACACTGTTGCCGAAGTTGACCTTCTTGGAAATGTATCTAGCAATAGTGCTTGCACTTGCCGAATTGGATTGGGTTTCCCCAACACTGGCACCAGTGTCCGTTCCCTCAACCGCACTGGAGTACTTGCTGTCGGCGAAGACTCCACCGAGTCTGTCTAGGTTTACTACTGGTGAAATAGCATTCGAAGTGGTAGCACTGTACTGGATTTCCAGTCTGACGTTGCTGTCTGTGTTTTCATCCTCGATCTTACTGATGAGAGGAATATTCTTATTGGGGGTAATGCCATTGTATCTCACCCCACCATTTTGACCGTCGATGAACGAGTAGATGGGTCTAATGCTGTCAGACGAGAAGAGTTGCTCGTTGGCAGTCACTACTACAGTTGAGGCATCCAGAGTTGTACCACCCAGATCAATATTAAACAATGCTAGTCTTGAGGCATCGCTCTTGTTACCACCATTGAAACTACATCTGTTCACGTTCATCATGACACATTCATCGGTCTTCTTCATTCTGGTGCCGTTGTTAAGTGGCAAGAACAAAGATCCCATTCTCACACCAGAAGCACCTTCATTCAGAGATGTTATTCTCGACCCACTGTTGTTCACATTTCCTGCGGTGTCTAGGTATGGTTCATTGATCTTAGATCTGAAAACAGAGTTGCCATCACCGTTGGTGTAGAGACAGACTGCCCAATTTCCAGGAGGCAAGAACACTGGTGAACCGAAACTGAATGTAGTGGCTAGCGAACCGTTAGGTCCGTCGGTGACTTGGATCCCAGCTGGGTTCAAGACCGATGTGGAGTGTGGTATCACCAAGAACTCGTGTGGCGAACCATTAATCATCGGTCTGATCTGAATGGCGACTGGGAAAGTGTCATCCTTGGTCTTGAAGAACAGACCAATGCTGTTCAAGAACATGCCCTGAGGGAATGTTCCTGCATCCACAATGATCTCTTGAGTGAGAGGGTCCAGACCGTTTTGAATCTCGGAGAAGTTGAATGGGAGATTGTCATAATATGGAGTGGCAATCACACCTTCACTTCTGACCGACCCTCTTCGTGTTTCTGGGGAAATGTCAGAGATGATGGTGCTGCTCTTGGTGTTTTGTAGACCTTGTGCCAAGAACTTAGCATCTGCTGCGGTGTT